TCTAAAAACACAAAAATAATAGCTGTGTATTATCGCAAAGATAATTCTCTGCATACCGGGAAAGCTATCCCTGAAAAAACACTGAAAAAATACATAATAACACCTGGGGAAAAAATCAGGAGGGAAGGTATTTCCAAAAATAATACTGGCAATAAAAACGCCAGGCAAGGAAAAGAAAATAAAAATAAAACATTCGCAGGCATTAGGGTGGATCAAGAAAAATTAGAGATTTTAATAAAAAATTATGAGCTATCTGGAGCGAACTGTCAAAGCTCATTCTTGATTGATTTAGGTTTAAAGGCAGATGTTATTTTTTAATTTATTTTAATTATTATAGTTATTTTCTATTTGTTTGCTTGACAAACAGATAAATATAAGTTATTATATATTTAAAGGGTAAGAAAAAAACAAACAAAGGAAAATAAAATGGAAAAAACAAACGTAGAAATAAAAAATGAAAATATCAAAATGACAAAAATTCAAGAAAATATGTTGGGAAACATAATAAGAATAAAATCCTTAAATATTGATGCATATAAGGTAAATGGAAAAATAATTATTGAGGCTTCTTTTTTTACATGCTGCGATGAAAAAGCTAATAAATCAACTATAATGGCAATGTACAAAAAAGGTATTATTGATTTTCCAATTAATGATTTAGATGAAGAACCACCAGTAGAAGAAATAGAAACACTAAATAAAAGAATTAGAAATATAAATTGTAAAATTGCAAATTCAAAATTAGAAAAATTTAAAATGAATTCATTTGAAAAAAATGTAAGAACAGCAATCAAAGAAGCTCCTCCAGAAAATGTTTTGGTAATAGTTAATCTTGAAAAATATACTTATAGGCATATAGATAGAATAAAGAAAGATAATTTGCTTCCAATGCCTGGATTTAGCGGAGCATTTTTTAAATAAAAATAAAGGGGGATGAAAATCCCCCACCAAATAAGGAATTAAATAAAATGAAAACAATTCACACAACAAAAGCAAAAAATAATGCAGAAACAGAAAGCATGTTATTAACTCTTATTAATAGAGCAGACATAAAAGAAAATAGAAAAATAAGAGCAAGAAAAAAGCTTGAAAAATATTATTCTGAAAGAATTCTTCAAGGCGTATGGGTTGCTATAGGAAATACATATAATAAAAAAGAAGAACTTAAGAAAGATGGATTTATTTATTGCAGCGGCTCCCAGATATGGTATTCAAGAGAGAGGAAAGTCAGCTCTATTGAGGGAGTTGAAATGATTAAGGGTTAAGGATCAGGAAATAACAAATAAAAAAAAGACCGGAATCAAACCCGGTCTTTTTTTATGGAAATTTGAAAAAATAAAATGAAGTATTCAAGTGGAATTTATTAACTTAATCATTAATCATCTAAGTTGTCAACTTTTTTTTTGCACCAGTTGCCCCCAGATAAACATCTGCCGAAATTGATGATAAAACCTTCACCTTTGCGTCTTCATACCCAATACGAAATGGATTATTCTTAATAATCATATTTATTGCAGTATTAAGCTTATCTGATTCCTTAATAATACCGATCGCAGCAGCTTCCTCTGCGTAATTGATAGCCTCAATTCCAAGCCTGTTTAATTTCATCTCCGCAGCCTCGGAAACCATGATTTTTGTTTTTTCTTCAAAATATTTCAATCCTGATTTTATAATTATTGGAACCGCAATGGTTGCAACGCCGGTAAAAATACTGAATAAAATAGATCCTACCATGGTTAAAATTTCAATCATTTTTTTCTCCTTTTTTTAAATTAACAATCAATTATTGTAACTTTTAATTCGTCTATATTTTCGGTCAAACCCATGAACCGAGCGCATGTTGCCTTTGTGTGTGTCACCCCCCTTTCTCCCTTAAAATCTCCATATGGAGTTCTTCCTATCCCCACACACCCTTTAAAATTTCTTTTAGAGTTTCCTTTATGATTTATTATTATCCAAGTCCTATCAGGAACATTTTGAAGAACCCAGCACAATCCATGGCTTGTGGATCTGACTTTTCTTGCCAAATATTCGCCAGGAAGAACTCTTGATTTAAATGGAATATTATATTGGTCAGGGCATTCGATTGAAAATCCGATAAATTCATTATCAAGAAACTGCACACCTCTGTTTCCCTGAGTTTTTGAATGTTCAAATCTGTAAATTTTTAAATGCATTACACCATTCCCCTCTCAATCCTTTGTTTTGTATTTAATCCTGTGAATAATATTATTTCTCTTATAGTTTTACGCTGGAATTTTTTCTCGTCTAAAGTCAAAGGCTTTTCTTCTTTTTTTTTAACCTTTTTTGCAGCGTCGCTCACTTTTCTTTCAACCTCCTTTTTTTTATTTTTTTTCTCTTTTGGGGTCATTAATTTTAAATTGTTATATTTTATATCTCTTTTATTCCCATCAATAATTTTTACTCTATTGACGGGGTAAGCACCTGTAACGTAATAGACTGCAAGCATGTGTAAGCCGTATTCTTTACCTTTAATTAAACATTTCAAATAACCTTGCGAGCTTATATGATGTTTTATTTCTCCCCCTGCTTTTACTAATATCTTTTTATAATTGTATGACATTTTATCTTTTTTATATGTGAATTTTCCTGACTTTTTGCAATAATCGCAGTAGTTCAACAGTTCTGAGTGACTTATTATGTTTTTTTTCATCATATATTTTCCAAGTATTCAATTAAAACTTTCAATGCAGCCTCATGACCCTTACAAATAACAGCCTTGCGCCCCTGATCTGCCAGGAATTGAAGAAAATCTTTTTGCTCTTTACTAGCAACGCCTCCTTTTACACGTTTTAATTCTATGTGTAGCCCGGAATAATATTTGTTTTTTGCAGGAAGGTCTATGTCAGGCACGCCTTTTTTATTTCCTTGCTTTTTTGCTTTTATTCTCAATCCAACGGTTAACCTTACACCGCTCAGGCTTCCATTCATGTATTTTAATTCTGGGTATTTTTTTTGGTTATTGCAAGCCCATTTAAAAATCATTTCTTGCTCCCAGGATTCACGAGGAACATTATTTTTTTTAACAAGATTTTTATGATTCAATGTTTTTAGTTCTGTTGGGGATGCTATATGTTTCATATCTGCTCCTTTTATTTATTTTTATTATTTTCACCCTCAAGAATTATATCAATAACTTTTTGTGCATATGGTTCGTCTTGGTTGCAAACATAATATTTTTTATCTTCCAGTTTTTTACCAGTAGTTTTAAAATATTCTTCTTGTAAACCAATAAGAGCTTGGTCAAAATTTTCTATTATATAGGCCTGGATATCACTATCATCTTCAAATATTTTAGTGTTTATAACGATAAATTTTTCTTCGTATTTTGCCATTATACTTTCTCCTGTGTTAATTTATTTTCTCATAAATCTTTATTTCAGTTCCTATTTCAAAAACATCTAACGATAACTCTATAGATTTACCTGCATCCAAATTAAAAAAATCTTTAGAATTAATATGGCTTACTTTCCAATATTTTTCCCCTTTGTCATCTATTTTTAATATTGCGGTTCCGGTTTCAATCATTTTATTATCCTTTGTTTGTTTTTAATTATTCACCTATCCCAGCAATCAGTTGTAAAATCATGAGTTTCGCACTTATTAACATTCACACAATTTTCACAATCTTTAAATGTCTCAACAAATTCAACACGGATATACACGTCATGCCCTTTGGTAATTATTTCGTTGCCTTCTCTGAACATGTCATATGTATCTGGGAAAAGTTCAAGTTTTTGTTGTATTTTCTTAATTTCTATTACTTTCATATATTCCCTTTATTTTTTTAATAGTGTTATCCATTTTTATATTGCACTATATCATCACGATACAGACTCGTAGCAGGTTCGTAATTCAATTCACACATACCTATTTTGCCAATATCTTTAAATCTTATCTTCTGCACAATTACCTGAACATGTCTTTTTTTATCTTCTTCAAATTGCCTATGGATACAAATACCATTATCAGCCTTATTCCTAAAATGAGCCCCACCAGCTATTGAATACATATCCGGCGCATCATATTTTCCTTTTGCATTTTTCTGTAATTTTTGTGGATGAGCAACAATAAAAATATGAATCCCATTTAATCTTCCGAACCTTCTTAATTTACCCAATTGTTTTGAAATGTATTGTGTTTCAGTCATTTTCCCGAAATCATGGCTAACTTCATTCCATGGATCAATTATTAATGCATTGATTCCGCTTCGAAAAAGGGCTATTTTAGCCAATTCAATTATTTTATCAATAGTTGGGTCGTCATCTTCTGGAGGTTGGATAAAACTAATCTTTTTATCAAGATAATTACTTACTGATTCAATTGCTAATTTATCCATTCGTGGGAATCTTTCACCATATGAGGCAGAAAATGGTTGCTCTGTTACTTTCTCACACAGTGTTTGTATATGCCTTTCAATCGGCCAGTTTTCAGGACTATATACTCCAAATTTCCACCCACCATTATTGATAAGGTTAATCATTAAACAGTCAACAAAATTTGATTTACCGCTGCTTGGCATACCTGTTATTATTGTAAATTCTCCTTCTCTTACTGAAAAATACTTATCTAAACTGTGCCAGCCTGTCGGAGTCCCTTTCTTAACTCCAAAGTCATAAATATCTTCAAGTTTATTTTTAAAATCAGAGGCAATAAAGAGTCCGTCTATTGGAATTGGTTTTGCATTTTTAATTAATTCCTTAACTGAATCACGTCCATTTTTAACGAGTGCTTCGTTTGCATCTTTACAACCTTCTGGATAAATTACCCGGTAACACCTTTCACAACCGATACGCCTTGCAAGTTCTTCCTCTGCTCTTTTCCCCGGCTTATCATCGTCAGTCGCAAGTATAATTTTTTTATATTTTCTCAAACAAGTCTCAGCAGAGTTAAGAAAATTAAATTTTGTTGTGTAATTATTTGAATTATCGGATGGGGCTCCGTCTGGAATTGAAACAACTTCTGAAAAACCTGATTCTTTAAATGACAATAAATCAATTTCACCCTCACATATAATCAATGTGTCAGATTCATTTTTCATATTATCAAAACCATAGAAACATTTTTCAGCATCTTTAGCTTGTCTGAAATTTTTATTCCCGTCACGGTATTTTATATTTACAACTATTCCATGTTTATAAAATGGGAATTGTATTGCGTTTACTTCTTTGTTTTCCCGTGGCATCCAAATTAAACCGTAGCCTATTTTTGCATCTTTAAGTGTTTGTTTTGAAATTCCACGGTTTTTAAAATATTTGATTACTTTTTCTGGAAGTATTTCTGATTCTACAAATTCAGGCAATTTATAACTTTTACCACTTAATCCTCCGGCGTAATTGCAATGATGACAAAACCACGTTCCATCAATCGTATTAACAGCTAAATCTTTAATATTCTGTTTTTTTCTGGTTGGTGTGCACTTAGGGCATAACGTTCTTGCTTGTGTTCCAGCTTGTCCGCTTAAATCAATGCCATAATCTTCAAATGATTTCATAGTGCTGATTTCCATTCTTCTTCTGGTGAGTTATTATTATTTTGTTTATTTTTTATAGGGTAGAAGCTTGACCATCCGTTTATTATAGCTTCTTCCAGAATAGTTTTTGAATCTTCTTCGTTGCCGTTTGTTAATTTATTAAGTTTGTTTACGAGCCCTGTGAAAGATCTTTGTGTAACTTTTTTCTTAAGAACTTCTCTATTGATAATAAAGTCACAAAATATATTAATTAAATCTTTGGAATAGGTTTCTGGAAATGGAAATTCTTTTATTAGTTTCTTTCTTTTACTTTCTAATACATTCTTGTTTGTGTCCTCCGGCTGTCCTCCGGCTGTCCTCCCGTTGTCCTTATTGGTGTCCTTTTTTTTATCATCACCCTGGTAAGACTCCCAATTCAATATTGTTATAACACTATAATGGGTGTCCGGCTTGATGTCCAGATTTTCGAGTTTTCTTAACTTTTCGATTCTATTTCTTACAGTTGATGTTTTCATTTTTAATTGTTTTGCGGCTGAATGTCTTCCAAAAATAAATTGACCCGGGAATATTTCAACCTCTGTTTCTGTTATTCCAGTTTTTACAGATACAAATCTTTTTTTGAATGAAGCTTTGCACAAACACCAGATCCAAACTTTTAACAAACCCTCGTTTCTAAAAACTTGAGACTTAAGTGTTTTCCTGTATAATTTTAAATAGGTCAAATCTTCATGCATTTCAGGAACCTTTTTTTATTTTATCAATCTCGTCCAGAATCAAATCAACTTTTAAACTTCTTTCTTTTGTATATTTTAAATTAGGAATTTTTGAAGCTTTCTTTTTTAACAGCCATTCTCTAAAAACTTTTATCATTTCTTTTCCTCCCGTTTAATGTCCCATTTTCTATTTTTACAATCAGGGCATGATTTAGGCTTAAAATAAGTTCTTGGTGTCCAAACGTGTCCACACTTTTTACATGAGAGTTGATCCATACTGCTTAAAACTTCACGATTATTATTCAATTTATTTCTCCTATTTATATTATTATCATAACCAACTTATTATACAAAAAAATAAATATGTCAATTGTTTTTATTTGAATAACTTCATTTGTTTGGTTTCAAGTTCGATTCTTTTTGCTGATATTTCGCAATATTTTTCTTCTTTTTCAATCATTATCCATTTTCTGTTTAAATTCTCACATGCGGCTGCAGTAGTTGAAGAGCCTGAACAGAAATCAAGAACTATATCATTTTCTTTTGTGTAAGTTTTTATAAAATATTCCATTAAGGCAATAGGTTTTTGTGTCGGGTGCATCTTCCCGGTTCTTTGTTTATCAGAAGAGAATTTCAAAACACTTCTCGGGTACCGCTCGGTTGAATTATAAAATGTAGTTTTTATGGCCTTTCCATAACATTCAGAGTTTTCATTTCTTTTTGTTGCAGTTTTCTTTTTATGCCCTGAGGTTTTTATCGGGAAGTAATTAGGTAATTTATCATAAAAAATTAAAACATTTTCATGGGCTTTCATAGGCATTTTTTTTGCATTTAAAAATCCCGTAGCAGATGTTTTCTCCCATATCCATTCGTATTTTAACATTTCTAAATTTGAAGAACCAAGAACTTTATCAAATGGCGTTTGTGCTGTTAGTATTATAACTGTTTTATCTTTTTTTATTCTGCATAATTGGTACCACATCAAAGGTAAATTTATAACAGAATCCCATTTGCATTGCGTGGTACCATAAGGAATGTCTGAAATAATAGTATCAATGCTTTTATTTTCTAAATGTGGCATTATCTCGAAACAATCCCCATGGTATAATTTTCCGTTCTCATTTTCATAATACGGCTTCATACTTACCTTTCAATTGTTTTTATTTATATGTTCCCGAAATCTGTTTCGGGGACATGGTTTAATTTTTTGTTATTGTTTGATTTATAGTTCACTTTATTCCTTTCAAAATATGTGCAATTACGTCTATTGTAAATCCATTCCCGAGCATCATGTAGCGTCGCGTATCGCTCATCATCCTTTTTAACCATGGGATTAAAGTGAAATTACATGGAACAGTTTGAAGCATTTCAGCTTCTTTAGGTGTCGCCATTCGTCTTTTGTTATTAATCTGAAGCATACTTCTTTTTCCGTCACATCCCTTGTGATAATTCGCATCTAAATTTTTGAATTTAGTATGTTTAAATTCAGATTCGTCTATTATACCAGACCTAAACCCAAAACCTCTCTCCTTAGACCTTATTAATATTTTTTGCATTGATAATTCTGTTTTTTCTGTAAAAAAATATTTATCGTCAACCACTGTAGATATAATACTATCAAGATATATTTCTTTATCTTTAGGTATTTCTGTAGGAATATTTGTCCAGTAATACCTCTTTCTCTCAAGGGCAGAAACTAATTTTGAATTAATAACTATAGGAGAAACACCCATTATTTTTGTTATAATATCCCTATCTACATTTTTCATACTCCCAACATTTTCTAATAAAAAATTATCTGGATCTATTTGATCTTTCAGGCGTACATATTCATAAAATAATTTAGATTTAATTCCTTTCAGTCCCCTACCATTGATCTTTGCTCCACTTAAATCGTTACAAGGCGAGCCTCCTATTAATAAATTTATATTATGATGTTTGAAAATATTAACCTTCTCAACGCCCCCTAATTGAATTGTCTTTGGGTAATGATACTGAGCTACCGCCATGGAATACTTATCAATTTCAGATGCATAGTAATTATCAATTTCTATATTAGCCCTCCCAAGCGCAATTTGGGCACCGGATAGTCCATCAAATAAACTTAATACGTTCACTTTTCCCTCCTAATCTTCTTAAAATCTTCATCCATCTTTTTTAATGTATTTATTACAAAATCAATAAATCTATCTGCAAAACGTGAGATTAAAACCGCGATGAAAACTAATGTTATACATGTTATTATTTCGTACATAATTAACTCTCTTCGATTTTTAAAAGGTTAATATCAAAGTTAGATTTAATAAATTTAATACACAATTTTCTATTGCAGCCGCCTCCAAGATATGTATAAATAATGCTTAATTCGTCATTGTTCCACGACTTATTAAAATATTTATTTAACCTCTCAGAAAAATATATTTTAAATTTTTTCGTCATTCCTTTATGGGCAGGTCTGGAAAGATATTCAATCATTTTACAATCAAAATCTAATTTTGTTTGAACATCGGCAAGCCTGAAATAAACATTATTTTTAGGTTCCAAAATAAGTTCTGTATTTAAGGTAATGAAAGCTTTTTCGAATAATCCTTGAACTTTTTCTAAGCAATTTTTAACTTCTTTGGTATGCATTTTTTAATCTCCATGTTTAATTAATATTTAAACAAATCCACAAGCACCCACGAATTTTCATGAGTGCTGATTGGTTTATTTTATTTTTAAATCAATATCAGGAATGATTGATTGTGGCTTGAAAATAACTCTATAGTGATATGCACTAACATCAGCAGATTCCAATTGCTCAACAAAAGGAAAAACGTTATCCGATCTGCCTAAATAATGTTTTTTATACGAATTGGGTCCGGTTTTAACAGTTACTGTGAATTTATTTGTGAAAAATTCAACCGAGCAGAAACCTTCAATAGATAAAATATATTGATCAGTGATTCCGTTGTAAAAAACAACACGTCTATATATTTCAAACTGGTCTGCTGCTTTGGAAAGGTTGCTTGATGCCACACGAGCGTCTGTATCACAACCGAAAAAAATACTTATGATAATTACTAATAATAAAAATTTCTTCATTTGAATCTCCTCAATTAAAGTTAATGTTTAAACAACCCTAAATCTATTTATTTATTTTGTCAACCGTTTTTATTTATTTTTCCACTTGACTTTGGATTAATTATGAATTACTTTATATTTGAAACTAATATTAATTAACAAGGAGAAAAGATGAAACCAACAAAAATTCAGATTGAAGGAATTTCACAAAGTATTCAGGATATTATTGAAAAAGCAGCTACTAGGATTGGATTAAAAAAGAATGCTTTTATTATTATGGCTGCCACTAAAGAAGCAAATAAAATTATAAAGGATGGTGAATAAATGGGTTGTCCTGGAGATAGAGAATATTGTGCAATCTGCAATATTTGGTGGAAGAATTCCGCAACTGTAATTGAATGCCCTATGTGTATTTCTAAAAATAATGAATATAAGCCAGACTTGCGCTGTCAAGGCTGTACCTATGAAGATGAACTGGGTGAGTCCAGTAGTTCACTTGAGGACCTCCACAGTTCTTATTCAAAATTAAATGACAAATATATTAAATTGGATGGCAAATGTAAAAAACTAAAGGAGTTTTTTGATAAAATCAACTAAATTACGAAAAGATCTTAAAATTATGAGGAGCTGTGATGAAATGTAAATACTGCAACACAAAGATAGATATTATAACTTCAAATAATGATGCGTGTAAGGGTTGTTATGATACATTGCACTGGGTTAAAATAAACAAAGAAGCCGTTTTAAAAATATTAAAAGACAACGTAAAAATAGAAACAGCCTCAGACCATATGATTGAAATCAAAATTGATGATTGTTTTTATATTGTTTGTGGTGATTATTTTCATGATAACTTTGTAAAAGATGGTCGGCTTTATCATGAAAGTTTTGAAGTCCACGAAGTATATTCAGACATCGGAGAACGCCAACCTTTATTTTTAGAGGAATATTTCCAAGATAATTTCATGGAAAAAATAATTGAAAATCTGGGGGAGTGATGAAAAAGGAAAAAGATGATAATAAAGAAATAGTAATATCAGGCAGTATTCCAGCTAAGATAGAAAATATTACACCATATGAAATGATGCTTTCTGCTGTAAAAAATGAAATACCTTTAGAGCAAATTGAAAAAATGATGGAGTTGCAGGAGAGGCATGATAAAAATGAAGCTAAAAAAGCTTTTATTACTGCCATGGCGAAATTTAAAGAGGTTCCTTTAATTATAACAAAGGATAAGAAAAACACTCAATACAATTCTAAATATACCACTATTGGTAATTTGGTAAACTCAACTCTACCAGGAATGAGCAAATGTGGATTATCTCATAAATGGGACATGGATCAAACGGTCGCCGGTGTAATAAAAATCACGTGTGTTGTAACTCATGCAATGGGTCACAGCGAATCGGTCTCAATGTCTGCACCCCCTGACAAATCGGGTTCAAAAAATCCAATTCAGGAAATAAAATCAACAAGAACTTATCTTCAAGCTGCGACTTTTGAGTCAATAATGGGTTTAGCCTCTTCTGATGCAAATATTGATGATGATGGTAATGGATCAAAACAAAAACAGCTTCCCTCATTATCTGAGGAAACAATAGAAACAATAAACTCTTTTGATACCATTGAAGAATTAAAGATTTATTACAAGGAGAGTGAAGAAGATTGTTTGAATAAGGTAGACTTTGCAAAACTCGTAAATGCTAAGAAAAAGGAACTTGAGAAGTTATCGGAGGCTGAGTGATGGAAATCATTACAAGTTATGAACAGGGCGACCCCCAGTGGTTTATTGATAGGTCACTGAGAATGACAGGCTCCCACGGTTATCCAATAGGTGTAAATGGTACTGGTTTGGTAACTTATATAACAAAAAAAATGCGTGAACATTACCAAGTCACACCTGTTGAAAGATATGAAAGCAAAGGGATGATAAGAGGCACATTGCTAGAACCTGAAGCCGGAGAACTTTATGAACTTGAAACATTTTCAAGAATAAAGAAAATTGCCTTTGTGATTCACAGTGCTTATGTCGGGGTTTCTCCTGATTTGTTTGTTGATGAGGATGGGCTTGCAGAAATTAAATGCCCTGAAAGTAAAGAGTATTTCCGGTTATTATTAATATATAAGAAAACCGGAATACTTGAAATTGAATTAAAATACATGTGGCAGATTCAAATGCAGCTGCTTTGTTGTAAGAAAAAATGGTGTGATTATGTTGTTTACTCACCTGATTTTAAGCAAAAAATTATGATTACAAGAGTTTTGCCTGATTTCAAAATGTATGCAGCACTTGGAAGAGGTTTTGTGGCTGGTGAAGAAATGATTAAAAATACAATGAAAATAATGGAGGCGGCTTAATTGTATAAAAAAAAATATAAACCCGGTAGAAAGATAAAATCACTTTCAACACTTTTAAAATATTTGAAAAAAAATAAATTTATTTATCACAGAGGAAAGATATACCACGAAGGGTGGGTTTTATCATGGCAGTTTAGATATGTTACAAGTTGCGTAAATGGTGGTCATTTTAAAAAAGCTATAAAGATAAATCAAAAGGAGTCTTAAATTGGAAAACCAAATAGTAGAATACAGCGTCACAGATTCACAAATTGAAGTATGGAAAAAGATGTACACGGGTCTTAAAATTGAAGGTGAGGGCAAAGACCGTAAGAAGTCTTATAATGTCGTTAAGGATGCCTTAACCGTTATTAAAGATCAAAGGATTTCTGTTGAGAAAAAAAGAAAAGAACTTAAATCAGATGCTCTGGCATGGGGTAAGAAGGTTGACGGAGAAGCAAAAAGGATTAAAGCACTCCTTGAGCCTCTTGAGGTTGAACTAAAGGCCACAAAACAGGCAGAGGACAATATTGAAGTTGAAAGAAAAGCAGCAGAAGCAAAGAAAGAACAGGAAATAGCCGACCTGATTAAATGCGAAATAGCCCACTTTGACTTAATGGTTGTTTCTGCTATTGGGAGATATAATGATCCATCTAAAGAGCAAGAAAAAAGCATTTTAAATATAATTGATTATGATATCGACGGACTTTTCTTTATGGAGTTCTTCCCCGAAATGGAATCAAAAAAAGAAACTGCCCTCAGATCTTTAAATGATAATTTTGACAAAAAAGTTACCCAGGAAAATGAAGCCGAAGAACTCAAAAAGCAAAAAGAAGAACAGGAAAAAATTGCGATAAAACAAGCCGCCGCGCAAAAGACTATTTCTGATAATAACGCAAGTATGGAGGCTGAAATAGAAAAAGCTGAAAATGAACTGGCTGCTAAAAAAGAAGCATTCGAAGCTGAAAAACTCAAAAATGAAATTGAGATTCTTCACCTTGAGGCTTTATTGATGAATTCTGAATTTGATAAAAATAAAGCTATTCAAGGCAAAGAAGACGCAGAAAAAAAGGCCAAGCTTGAAAAAGATGAGGCTAAAAAAGAAAAAGAACTTGAAGAGGAACGATTAAAGTCTGAAAAAGCATTAAAAGAAGCAATTGCACTATTCGAAATTCAAGCAGCGGAACCTTATTTAATCGATGATTTTAAATGCTATGAGTCAATGTATTTATCAGAAGAGTCAGGAATTGAAGATTATTTTAAAGATAACGGATACGAATTTTTTAATTGTGGTCAAGGACATTATCAAGAAGAATCTGATATTCTTCTAAAGGTTTTGGATAAATTTTATAATGTAAACATATGTGCTGAAATTGGAAGCTCACAGCAGGACAGGGGCGACAGGCTTTATTTTGTCGAAGAAATAACAAGCGTTACTTATGAAGAAACAGAAAAGCCTCTCCCAAAAGAAAAAGAATCTTACAATTATAAAATAACATGCTCAACGGATCAAAAGAAATTCATTGAAAAGTTTTTTTCTGACAACGGGTTAATTTTTAAATTGATACAAGATTAAATTATAAAACACCTGGGGCTTAAACGCCCCTTTTAAATTTATGGGAGGTTGTTTCATTTCAGATTGCTCAGGATTTGGAGAACAGCAGCTTGCATCTGTGCAGGAAGATCGTATTGAAATCATCGGAAATATCCATCAACAGAAAAACAAATAATAATTTAGTGTTGACTTTCAAGATAAATACAAGTAAAGTTAAAGAAACTAAGAAAGGAAAAAAATATGGTTAACGAACTTGTATTAATAAATGGGAAAGTTCTTTATACAACATCAAAGAAAATAGCAGATGGTTGCAAAGTTGAACATGACTCAGTTGCAATTCTTGTAAAAAAGTACAAAACAGATTTAAATGACATGGGCTTTGCCGATTTCAAATCGGTAAAGTTTAAAACTGCCGGAAGGCCAGGGATTGAATTTATTCTTGATGAAGAACAGTCAACATTCCTCATAACGCTTATGAAAAATTCAAGAATAGTTGTTGATTTTAAAAAAAAGCTTGTCAAGGAATTTTATAAACAGCGTTCTTTTATAATTAATACCGAAGCTATGAAAAAAAATGCTTCATGGATCGAAGAAAGAAAAAAAGGAAAGGTTTCCAGAAAAGATACAACAGACACAATTAAATCATTTATTGAATATGCAGTTAAGAACGGCAGCAAGAACGGTGAAAGATATTATGGTAATTATACAAGAATGCAAAACGCTGCTCTCTTTATCCTTCAGCAAAAATATAAAAACATTCGTGACGTTCTTGATGGCCAACAATTATCAGTTTTGAATACATGCGACCAGATTGTTTCAAAAGCTATTCGGGATGGGATGAAAGAAGGGTTATTTTATAAGGATATTTTCCAGAGAGCAAAAAAAGACGTTCTGTTGTTTGTTGAATTAATTGGGACTTCAATTGTCCCTACTCAAAAATTATTATCTGGAGATAAATAATGAATATAAAACAAGTTCATGCAAAATTAAAAGAATTAGCACAAGGTAAATATATAAGTTTAACATACAAAATCTTAATTCTGAGGTGGCATAATGGACATAATAAATACATATGTTGATTTGCTTCATGAAACAAAAAACAATTTCCTAAAGCTATCAGACCTTACAGCTAAGAAATTTATGTTAAAGCATAATTTTACAAAGAAGGATGCCTGGGGTTTAATTCAAACAATTTACACTGAAATACTCCGAGGCGGAAATTATAATTATATTATTCACGACGTAAGTAATAAACTTACTTACGAAAAGTTAAATCTTTCAAGGATACATTAAAATAAAACTTAAAACTGGAGCTACAAAGCAATGAAAACAAAAGACGGAATAGAAACAAAAATAGGCAATTATTATTATATAGAGAATGGGCAGGTTGTATATTTGAACAATACAGCAACAGACGCACACGGCAATACTGTTTTTGTAGTAACGCCATTCTTTGAGGGTGAAACGATGGCTGTTAGTGGTGATGGTGGCAGACATTCAGAATATACAGCAAGATATGAACACGAAGGTAAAGAAATGCTCGTGAATGACATCTTTGATTCAGAGCCGCTCGAAAAATTGGGTGCAAGATATAAAGAGAAATTAAAAGATATCCACCACATAGGCTTATCCGTTGGCATCTTAACATCAGAGTTAAGCAGTTGCGAAAAAGTCAAATCAAAATTAAGAATAGATATTGATGGACTGAAGAAACTACATGAAGTTGAGCATAGAGAATATAAAGAAAATAAAGAAATTTTAGAGAATTTAAAAGAAGATGTTGCGGAAAAAAGACAAAAATTGAGTGAGCTTGAGGACTCAATAGCAGATTTAAAAAACGAAGATGTATCAACATTGATTAGTAAGACTGAAATAATGAGACTAAATAAAAGAGATTATAAACTTAATTGTCTTGAAGCCGGTGGGGTTGATAATTGGGAGTGGTTTGATGAGTCATTAAAAGACTTTAGAGAAAGGTATCCGGGTTAAAAAATGGTTAGCATGAAAGCAAAGCTATTAAACTACGTCGAACATCACCTGCATGACGCACCAACATATAAACAGGGCTTGAAAATAGCGAGTGAAATATACGGAATAGTCAGCCCTGAATATTGTACGAGGAGCTCCGCAGATATGCAGATATGTTTTAAATATAGTGGCCGAAAAAGGTCATACTACTTTAGAACTAAAAAAGAATGCCATAAATGTGATAATGAGTATGATCTTAATGACAGTAATTGTATAAGATGCTTGATGGGAATTAAGGATTAAAAATGGCAAAAGAACCCTTACTTGTACACAGAATTAATAAATCAATAATTGGTTTCACTGAAAAAGATCAAGATTTATTAATGTCTGTCAAAGAAAATGTTCCTTTTGAGATTCAGACAAAAGGGATTAAAAATAAAATAGGTGCTTCACATATGCGTTTATATTGGGCTTGCTGCACATTTATGGTCAACCAGCTATGCGACAAAGACCTGGATAACAAATATAAAATAGACACGGCTTTAAGACACGAATTGAAATTCTATGATTTAGATAAATGTGTGATTAAATTTGAAAACGAAGTTGCTGTTCTTGTTATAATGGTTTTAATGTCTATTTCTATGAAAAATATAAATGCTATTTTAAAAAAAGATTATTTCAATAAAGCAATAAAGAAAATGGCTGAAATGTTAGGTAATGAGGTTGATACGTTTGTTAAAGAGGTTCAATCACAAATGCTTGACAAGCACGGGAAATATTCAAACAAGGAGTCTAAATAAAATGTGTGATTGCATAAAAGAAATTGAAAAAAAATTACATGAAAACTGTTTAAAACATAAGTACAGAAAACCATTTGAAAAGGTTAAAATCGAACAAAGGTTTGTTATAAATAAAAAAGATGGCAGCTTGGGCCAAAGAATGTTCACAAAAGCTCTTATAACCCTTAATGGTCAAAATAAAAAATTAGAAGAAATAATTCTTCATTCCTATTGTCCGTTTTGTGGTGAGGAAATATGAAAGTTAAAACTTATTTCAAAGAAAAGCCAGAGCGAAACGAGAAATATCTTAAGTTCATCCGGTCTAAAAGATGTTTAAAGTGTTGTGCAAGTATTAATATTTCAGCCCATCATGAGCAAAAAAAAGGTCACGGAGGGATAGCAACCAAATGTAGCGATAAAAGAACACTACCTCTATGTGCTGACTGCCATGTTTTATTGCCTAAATCAAGGCATCGAACATCAAGGGAAGAATTTTGGGGGAAATTTTTGGGTGAAAAAATAGACATTGAGGCTAAAATAAAAGAATTTAATGCAGAGTGGGAAAATGTGTGATTATGTTTTATATTGTTTCTACAGGAATGCCAGAATGGGAGTTTGAAAATATATCAATAAAGTATGACATAGACTATTTCAATGATGCCAGGATTAGATTTAATTCTTTGGCAAAATTAGAAATAAAATCTATGTCAAAGGTAAAATTCAGAACGCAATGTCTAAAGGCCAGGGATAGACTTTTTAGAAATAATTATAACCGGAAGGGGAGGATTTGAGTTTGATTAGTTATTTAGGAATTACCCCATTTATCCCGAAAAAAGGATTTGAACAAATGGTGATTTGGGATATGTAATTATAAAAGACTACTTAATTGCATCCTTTTTATTATAAAATTTTTATTGTAAAAACACCATCTTTTATCTTCCTGATCTGCCCAATAATTATTTTTAATTGCCCAAATGTTATATCTGTTTTTGATATTGTCATTCCTTTTATTTTTCCATTATCATCAACAGGAATCACATAATCACCAACATTTCCAGAATCTATATTTATAGGAACTTTACCACTATATGCAATTCTATCAACCCTCTGCCTTGATTCTTCAAGCTTTGTTAAATATTTATTAAGTTCAATTTCATATTCAGAAACCCTCTTTTTATAATCTTCTTCAGATTCTTCTTTTCCAATAATTATAGTGTCATATTCTCCTGCGACTTTAGGTTTGTTAATTATTGTGGTATCATCTTTACCAAATATAGGTAATACACTTTCTTTAATAAGGACTCTTTCGATATCTGCTGGTATTTTAATAGGTACTTCAGGGACTGAACTACTCCCCCACACATCATCGCCAACAATACATGGGTTTGTTGACTTTACGCCAAATGAAATAGATTCAGAAAATTTATCAGTAAGAAAACCATCTTTATCAAAACCACAGATATCACCCTTTTTTATCTCACCACATAATATACTTTTCGTTTCATATTCAGCATAATCGGCTCCTCCACTATTAAGTGTTCCTGATAAGCTTGCACTTCTACCTGTTCCAACGTTTTTTCCAACTTTCAAGGCGGTATTAGCTGCGTTATATGATTCGTCATCAACCGCATGCACAAGTAAACTGGTAAGCCCAGAGGCGTTGCTACTCTTAATTCTTGCCATTATGGAATTAATTGCAACACTTTTTGACATATCTAAGGAATATGTTGGAACCCCTGGCCCAATACCAAGAAAACCACCTGGAAGGTAAACATAACTTGTATCTCTATCAATTGTTAATCTATCACTTAAAACAGTTGCACCTATTTTTATATGAAATTTATTTGTAGCCCCATCATAATGCACGTAGGCCCCGTTTTTAGTTGCCGTTGAGCCAGGGCCTTCAGTTAAAAAAATACCTGCGTTGCTAGGACTACTGTTGGTATTTATTATCAAATTCGTTTCGCCGCTGTTCTGTAAATGCAATTTTGCCATTGCGGATGGTGCACCCATAGATGTGTTGCCATTATTATCAACACTAACAACAGGATCAAGTGTACCATCAGGCGAAACTATTTTTGAATGCTTATGTATATCGACAACAGAATCATCAGTAAGCGAATTTAATTCTGATCCTGTGGCTGCCGTGTCACTGTGACTTGCTATCGTGTGAGATTCTGCGTGTCTTGCTGCTGTATTTGCCTGAATTTCTGCATTTGATAGTGTACCTCCGACGCTTGAATCTCCTGTGGAATGAACCTCAGAGGCCGTGAATACGTCTGTTGTGTCTATTGTGTCTTCACCTAAAGTCAAGTGGTTCAAGAATTCATTTATACCTGAAACGTCACCTACTGTTATTGAATCGAGTCCGGTTCCTTCGGCATCAACAACAGGAATTGAACCAGGTTCAGAGGGAAACACAAAGTCTATATCTTCAACTGAGCCACCTTCCCACACTTCAGAGCTAACCTTCACAGACCTCTCTATTAATTCAGCTTGATCCTGGTTCTGCTTTGTAAGTTTATCCAAGGCAGCTTCTATATTTTTTGAAGAAAAATCACCTTTTTGTGGTAAACTAAGACCTTGGGTGAGAGCAACGTCTCTTTCTAATAACAAATCAAAATCACTCGTTATTGAAGAAACTAATGTCACGGCATTAGCTCCTCCAACTGGCAAGGCAACAGTATAATCGGTCGTCAAAACCAAAACCTCTGTAACACCTGACGAATTATTTATTTTTGTGACAACAACTTCATTTTGAGTACTAATATCCCATGTTATAGGGAATGGCCCTGTTGTCCCCGATCCTGTATACTGATTTGGTCTATAATTAGTTGATGATACTGTCATTTTATACCCTTAATTTTGGAGTTTGTCGAACCAGTTGCGCCCACCAAATTCTTTATTGTATCTTTTTTCACGCCTTTTTCTTGCACCCGGAGAAACTGCATCTTGAACATGATTCATTATTGTATAATCCAAAACACTCTTTGACCACCACATATTTATGAAAGGTGTGTGGTTCTTGGCCTTATAAATTAAATCAGCAGCCTTTGCATCGCCTCTGTACATGTCTTGAAATAATTCTACAGCTTCGGCAACGGAACCAACAACAGGCCCGGCCAATGAGTCAATAAGCCCACCACCAAATCTATTATGTTTTGCAAGAAGAAAATCACCATAAAAAGCAGCTCCTCCACCTTGCAGTGCTGCTTTTAACCATGTTTCTGGCTTGTTTGGGTCTCTTGGAGTGTTACCTTTTGCAATGTCCTTCAGTGTCATGGCTGCATAGCCGAAAACCAGAGAGTTGGCTATAAAAAAAGCTAACCCGGCTTTATCCGATTGATTTACACCTTTATTGTTCCATCTTTGAGCCTTCAAAAATCTTTGTTGAAATGTCCATGGAAAAGCTTTGAATTGTGCCATGCTTCTTAATAATTCACCCTTTGCGGTTCCTGGCTTTGTGCCTTGTAATAATGCAGCCCTTGTTCTATCATCAGAGGCTATAATGCTTGTATCAACTTCATCAGCTACAAATGCAAAGTATTTTCTCTGTAAATCTTTTTTTGATTGTTCAATAATAGCTTTTCTGTCAATATCAATGCCTGACTCTAAATCGTCTATTATTTTTTGTATTTCTTCTATTTTGAATTTATGTTCTACTTTACCGGTTCTTAATAATTTATTTTTACTTGACTGAATAGAATTTCTTAATTTACCAATCTCTTCTTTCCTTGACTTACTAAAAAGAGCTAATCTATCTTTTGCAATAGTTTTTCTAACAATTTTGTCGTCAACGTTTAATATTTCTTCCGGCAATAAGAATTCTTTTTTTGAAAGTCTTTTTGTGGATCTTCTGAGAACAGACCAATCGTTTTCGTCTATTCCGTGCAAATCGAAGACATTTTTCATTTGTCCTAAATCTTTAAATGATCTTCTTTTTAGATATGCTAATCTTCCTGAAAGTTGGTGGCTTGCTCCCATTTGTCCAACTTCTGTTATTGCATTTAACCCTGACATTTTAAAAAATACGTCCATAGATGAAGACATTAACCCTGGTTGCCCCGCATCAGGGTCGAATCTACTCATGACTGAGGTAATCATTCCGTCATAACCGTAGCCTAATGCATTAGCTACCTCTTTAATTTCCTTATCACCAAGACCAATAGTGTATTGCCTGAACGCATCTCTCCAAGCCTCAAACATGTTTTGTCCACGAAAACGAATATTCATTGCATTGATATACACATCAGCAGTTGCGCTTAATGTTGCAAATCCTAATTTTGTTATACTCTCCCATGCTCTTAAGCCACTTCCTATAGATGCTGCGGTTAAGTTGATAGGATTAAGAGTTTCACCACTTGCCTCTGCAAATGATATCCCAACAGTTCCCTCTCTTTTGTCAAAATCGCCTGCAATTTGGTCTAAAAGTGATATATTATTAGGACTATTTTTTAGCTGTAATCTCTGCTCGCTTAGGATTTTTTTTACCATAAATTCAGGATTAGTGCCAAGCCTGTTTAGCAATGCAAAGTTTCTACTTGACCTATTCATATGTGTTACTAATGATTCAAAAATTGTACCTCTTCCATATTTATTATTATAAGCGATAACTGAATCTGCATCTTTATATTGGAAAACTCTATTTTTTGAAATCTTGGTTGCTAAATTTGATGGTGCTGAAAAGCTTGGAATCTCTTTTACATTTGAAACTCCTGTGACAATTGTTTCATATACTTCTTCTAAAACTTTTCGTGATTCAGCATCCGACAAACCAGGGAATGTTTCTTTGAGATCTAAATATCCCATTTGATCTTCTACCCATACAGGTTTTTTTGCTTTGTGCATTTTAAATCTGTCATGGCTTTGAGGTGTCCATCCCTCAATTTTTCCTATACCCGCACCCTCTTTATTTAGAGCTTCTCTGACTATCTCTGAATATTTTGATATTATTTTACCCATGGTTCTTGCTTGGCTATTTTTAGTTGAAAGTGGGGATCTTATTTCACGAATAATATCATCATTAAAGTCTTTACTTTTTAATAGCTTTCTAACTCCCTGTACAGCCCTGTTTGCTTCATCCATGAAAGAATGTGACCATGATCTAAAAATACCATCTTTCATAGCTTGTATGGAATTTCGTGCCCCCTTAACTCTTAAATGAGAACCGAAGAATAATGCTTGCCATGCTTCCTTTACTGGTTTAGTTGCTAAGACCCTATCTTTTTTGAAGGGAATCTTAACTCCTCTTTGGGTAGGAGCGTTTTCAATTATATCATCCAAGCCTTTTTTAATCTGTTTCATTTTTACAATATTATTATAAGCATCAAATTTTTTCCGTAATAAAGCGTTTCTTTCTCTATATGCTAATTTGGTAATTTCATTGTCAAGAAATGCCCTTGGATCGTCCACTACACCAGAATTAATATAAGAAGCTCTTCTTGCCTCTACAATATCAACTATTTCAGCGACTTTTTCTTCTGATAATCCGGTCTTTGCTGCTACTTCTTCAATACATGTAGGCATATTACCTCGTTAAGCATTCGCCTGCTAATCTATAGGCGTTAAATGTTTCGTCAATATCAACCTCTGTACCCTTCAAGGTTAATTCGTCGTCCGCCGTTATCAAGCCTTCTTTTCTTAAATTTTCAATTTCATCAATTTGTCTAAAATGTCCTGTTTCTGCGTTTATCCCTACGTCAGCTACTTCGTTTTTAATCTGGTCAATCTCTGTTGTGAATTTTTTTGGAGCCGGATTTGGTAAGTCTGGATATTGTTTTGCCGGTGAATAGTTTGTCTCTTCAATATTTATTTTTGAACCTTCAGGTAAATCTTTGTTTAAATCAGGGGCATATCTTCTATGTTGTGCTGAAATATCTATTTGTGCATCAATATCATCGTCCACAAGTGCTTTTTCCATCATATTGCCAACCTTAAGCCTGTTCTCTTGCCTCAATGCTCTTCTTGCTGTAATCGCCCCACCCACTGCACCAAAAGTGCCTCCTATTGCCGGGGCAAACATTAAATCTAAAGCAATCTGGTTGAATGTTATATCTTCGCCCTGTTTATTTAATTCACGGGCTATGAATGGTTCTGTCAATGCTGTCCCTATAAATGCATCAACAGCTCCAATTCCTGCGCGTCTTATTATATTTGAAGATGCAACAGCGGTTTTAATACCTTTTCCAACTGCTGCGCCTTTGCCTATAATTCCGGCAAACGGTATATAATTTACCGGGTCAATTAATTGAGTTATCATTGAAGCTCCAAACCCTGCAATTGACCTGAAGCCTGTAGGAGATCTTTCTATAAGGGATTTATTGTATTGCCTTTCATCAAAAAGCCTTGCATATTCAGAAGCTTGATTTTCAGAAAAATCTTCGAACTCTATTTCTTTTCTGAAATTTTCTGATTGTTTCCATTCTTCCTTTGTAATTACAGGGTCATTCGTCTCAGATACTTTTATTGCGTTTCCAATTGCGCCTGGTGTTGTCCAATCAAAAGACTCACTAACCTTTGCACCTATAAATTCACTGAATGGCGTTTTTCTTCTTTCATAGTCGTTTGCTATTGACCGATCCGTTTCAACTCTTGATTTTGGAATTATTATCATTGGCCAACACCTGTTATTGATTTAGCAAACTCAGACGCTTTTTTTGCTTTTTCTGATAAAGATTCTTGAGTTCCAAAAAATTTAGATCGTTTTTGTTGGTTGAAAAGATCAATTCTAAGCGAAAACTCCTGAGTTGATAATAAATCAGCAGTTGCAGTTATTCTATTCCCTTCTACATCAAGAATAACGAATCCTGTTTTGTCAATTAGTTCATAGGTAGTTTTGTCTCTATTGATCCAAACGCCACCTTCTTTTATATCCCTTAATCTTTCTGCTTGGAAAAGGTCACTTGCAGATGGTAGCTGTTTTATTGATTTAGCATCTAAACTTTCCAAAAGAAAATTTAATCCGGTTGTGATTTTTTTGGGTTTGTATTCTGGTTCTATTTGAATTATCAAATGCTCATCTTCGTCGTTAACTATTTGAATACCACTAAACATCATTTCTGTTGATGCTTCAATGTTTCCATTATTAAAATCAAGAACTTTTAAAAATGTTTCGGCCATATCTCCTGTTATTTTTCCATACTGTGGCTGTTTGCCGGATAACGTATTGAGATAACCTATATAAGTGTTCTGATCTGCTGTGTAATTTTCAAGTTCATCTTTATTTTCTTTCCTGATTTCTGCAAGTGGTTCTATTTCAGCTCTTTTTAGTGGGATTAAGTCCATTATTTTCAATGCGTCCGGCTTTGATATATCTGATAAATATTGATAACTTGGTGATATATTTGTTTCTTTTGTTATAGCTCCTTGGTATTTCCCGTATTGTTTAAGTTGTTGAAGTAGTTCATATTTACTTTCAGATGTTCCTGTTTTAAACGTGTCTGTCCATTGTGCCATTGTTCTATTAGAAAGTATTCTTGCCTTTCCGTTATCTATTGTTGCGCCAAATTGAGCTTGTAGCTCTAAAGATTTATTAACCCATACTTCACCAGGGGCAACCTTACCAGCCCATTCAACCTGGTTATCATTTACAAATTTATTTGTTTCTTGCTCACCGAATCCAGCAGGGTCTTTTTCTCTAAATCTATTATTAGCTGCAATTACTTGCCTGGCCATTACTGAGACTTTTTGCCCCTCAATATCCCCAGGCTCAAGAACATTTATTCCAAATTTTTGTTCTATTATTTGAGATTGTTGTTGCTCTGACAAATACATTGTTTGTTTTATTATTTCATGTGCTTCAACGCCTGCGCTTACAAGTGAATCAAGTTCTTTTGCAGTAGTAGCTCCTTTTTCTCCGTAATTATTTCTTATATCATCCAACGCATTTGTAACTGTTTTGCTTATTTCCCCTGTTCTCATAACTTCCGCGCTGCTATTTTGAACAAATCTGCTCAATCTGTTTAAATTATGAGAATCAATGCTGCCATTTTCAGACATTGCAGATTTTATATTTCTTCTTAATTTTGGAATATTTGTATTTAACTGGTTTTTGTATGTATCGAGCCATTGCTCTGCCTCTGTGTATCTTTTTTGATCAATTAAACCAAGAACGCCTTGAGAATATAGATTTCTTGTTACAGGAACGTTTTGCGTGCCTTTATCCATCTCATCATTAATACCTAACCATAGTTGTCTCAAATCTTCGTTATCTTCTGCTATTCTATTTGGGTCAGGACTTTTAAAGGCTTCTGAGTTTAAAGAATCTTCTCGTCTTTTGTAAGAAGTATTTGCAAACTTCCTGTTTTCTGTGGCTTGGTGGTTACTTGATACCGATGTTTTTGTTCTGTAATATCTATTGTACATAGGATCAAATAATTTTAACTGTTCTTGGTTCATGTCCTTCGTGATATCAGTTCTCAACCCATCAAGGGCAATAACACTATCAGCATGGACATCTAAAGCGTTACCTTCTGTAAGCTGTAGTAATGCTGTATTTACAGGGGTATATTGATCATATAGTTCATTTATTCCATTTGTGGCTATGGTTACGTTATCTTCTTTTATCTTTTGGGCTTGTCTTCTCTGAAGTAGGTCATTCTTTCTTTCTTGTTCGGAGGAAATATCAATCAAGGCCTGTCCAACATCTGCAAAACCTCCAGAAAGTGAACGCTGACCAGCTCCTTCAATAATAGCAGATTGATCTATGCTTTGTATCTGACTTGCTGTTGATGGGCCTACCGTTCTTCTTCTTGGAATTATTAATGACATGTTAACCCTTTATAATTTTGATACTCCAAAGGCAATTCTACTTCCTCCTGACAATAGAGATGCAAAAGCTCCAGACTCTTGTGCGCTTGCAGAAGCTTCTCCGCCTGCTCTTGCTATTTCCCTGCCAGTCTCAAGTGCTGTAATCTTAGAAAGTCCTTCTCTCATTAATAGATCTGCGTCCAATGTGGCTTTTACATTATTTGACTGTAATAAATACTTTGCTGAACCTACGCCTGATTGTACCCCCGCTGATACTATCGCACCCTTTTGGCTTCCATAAAATTCATTGTAATCATCCCAAAACATATGGTCTTGTATTACAAGATTTTCTTTGGTTAATTGTATTTCATTATCAAAAGATTTAACTCTTTTTTTTGATATATCCCTTTGTTTTTTTGCCTGTTCAAGTCCGTTGAAGAAATCAAATATAGAACTACCGGCAAGTATCGACAAACCTACAATTGCTAATCCTCCTGGCATTATGTTACCTCCGCTGCAATTTGGGTTATTGTTAACGGTAATGGGCTGTCTTGAGTTATTCTTATTTTCACTTCATTTACTTCTGATGTTCCTGCTGAAGCTATAACATATCCAGTAAACAAACCCTCAGATGTATCATATGGAGTTGATGTGCTTCTCTTTGCGGTGCTGTATTTTGTCCAACCCGCTATGCCAGTATTAAGAACTGAAATGTCGGGTAATGTAGATTGATTAACTTTTACAAAAACCTTGCTTAATTTTTTCTGATCCCCGGCTTTTTCAATTTCTGACATGTCAAGTGTTTCAATTTCTGAATCATACGAAAGTCCGAATGCACATTTAACAACCAATCTACTCAAATCAAGTTGACCTCCGGCAGAGACAACTACATCGTCAAGAACCATACCATCGCCCAACGTTTCAACTGTTGCATTTGGCAACCAAGTTGCTCCTGTTATCGTATCAAAACTTTCTTGCCCTGTTCCCGATGTAAATACCTCGAAATCTGTTGTATCAATTGCAACCCCTGTTTCTGTATCTATAAGTGTAAAAGTGTTTGTGGTAACATTGGCAACCTTATAATCATTTTCATTTACTTCTGTCATCCCAAGAGTGTCGTCAGTATAAAATCTGTAGAATTCATCGTTTGATAACCCATGGGTTGAAATAGTCACAACTCCTGGACTTGCATTTGTTATTCCGGTCACTGTTTGAATAGTTGTTTCTTTAACAGATCCAGAATCAAGGTAAAAAGAATCAATGGCAGTTGTGTTAAGTTGTAAGGTTTCCATTCTTTCCACATATCTAACCTCTGACCCGTCTATAGTTCTTTTTATAACGCACCAAACCTCTGAACCATCCGGGCCAGGAAGAGTGGCGACTGATTCAAAATATCCTTGTGTTTCATGAATATGCCACCCTGCTGTGCCGTGCTGTTTATTATAAGACAATCCTAACAAATGACCATCAGACCTTATGCACCAAATTATCTGAAAAGGTGAGGTTTGTACAGCCATGTCAATTATTGTGTGATTTTCTGTTAAATGCTCTGCTAAGACAGATAAGTCAAGCTCTGTATAACCATCAGAACTAAGTGAATATGTATACTCGCTTAGAACTTTGCTAAACCTATCAAGAAATAATATTGCATTCCCCGCGCTTACAGGAGCAACGCCATTTGTCCCTATTTTTGTTTGTAAGTTTGTGGCGACACTTATTGGGCTTATAAGTTCACTATTTGCGCCAGACATGACATGCATTCCGTCCTTTGTGCCGATTATCAACCGTTCCAGAGGCACAATCCATTCCGCTGCGTTACCTGTGTTTGCAGATATAGCCCATGTAGCTGAATCTGTTGGGGACAAATAAGAAGCACCCTGAATAAAATCAAAATAATTCCCATCCCCTGCCTCAGAAAACCACAAAGTCTGTGGATATGTTTTTGTGCCTGCAAATGTTAGTTTATCGTCGAAAAAAGTACAGTCAACAGGGAATCCGTCTGTTAAATTCCATAATGCTTGTTCTTCTAAAAAGGTTGTTCCATTTCCGAGTAATGCTGTTTCATAATCAGTTGCACCAGTGGTATCAATGGAAGTTGTTAATCCTACCTCTTTATATAATTCAGCCGTAAACGGGGCTGAACTTGTTGGACTTTTAACATAGAAATCTCTATCATTTAATATAGACTCGCCTCCTGCTGCTGCTGCAAGACCTGCAACACCATCTATTCTTATTTTATCTGCTGCTAATAATTCCGGGTCTTCATCAAATGTGATTACGCACGGGTTTGCCTTGGTGGCATTTATTATGTTAACTGTTTTTACAACAGCCCTATCAAATGTTATAGCATTAATTGTCCAATCAACATCAGAGGTTCTTGTTAAAACGTATGGTTCATGATCCGGGTGTGCCAAAATCATCAAATCAGCATTTTGGCAAAATTTTATATCAAAAATTTCTGTTTCATCATATGGTGATACAATATCCACAGGAACACTGCTGTCTTGAATGACACCAGTTTCCTTATAAACCCTGATATTTTCATCACCAAATTCTAAAATATAAGCCTGTTCTTTACTGAATTCAAATTTTATCAGCCTTGCTTCTTTTGTGACATCTTCTGTTTCATTAATAAATTCAAATCCAGGTCTTTTTATTACAGGCCCATGAGCTAAAACAACCATATTTTCACAAGTTGATAAACCTTGATGGTACTTATCAAGATCTAATCTACCTGAAAGCCTTGGAGCAATTTCCCCGGCTGTGAATGATGTTTGTATTAACTTGGTCATAATCTTGAATCCGCTATTGTATTATCTTCGTTTGGATCTTCCTTGCCTTCACTTGCATCAACATCTATTACTGATTTTAGTGATAATGCATATTGCCTCTCGAAGACTGGTATTAGTTCCTCTTTTCCAGTCATTGCAAAACCAATTACGCTTGTAATTCTTGCAGCTAAAAGCATCACGAATGTAGAATCAAATAAGACAGGGTCTGTGATATCTTTTACATAAGTTATTTTGGCATTTTCGGTGTCTGTTTCAAGAGTGTTGCCAACTTTTTTAAATTGGTCTGTTTCTTCTTCAAGAGAAATAACTTTCATTGAATCTCCTGGCAATGCATATGAATACGCATAACCAAACAAAGGAGCAGAGCTTCGAAGGGCAAGCATCGCTTTTTCAAGTGCAAAATTCCAAGGGTAAAGTCTTAAAAGCTCCTGTACAAGAGTTGGATATACTGCATTACAGATAATCGAGCCTTTATCATCTTTGTCTCCAAAGGAGGTTATCGTATCGACTCCTAATTTTGCTAATGCTATATTGCATATATCTACTTCAGAAGACATAATTAATCCTTATAAATATCTTAATAGCCGTTTTTATTATTACGCAAGCTTTAAGGTCGCCCCATTAGATGCTTCACTTAAAGTAATGACATAATAATAGTCCTATTTATTTTGAGTATTCTTCCCTACTTCCATTCATATCTTTTTCATAATGATAATCAACAAATTTAACAAGAACATCACCTGATACAACATTATCGTCCCTATAAAATATCATATCTAAATTAGCACTAATTGTTTCATTTAATGGTGCGCTTATATCAGGGAATGGGATTATTTGTATAATAGAGCCTGAAACATACGTGTAGACAAGTGATTCTCCGCTTGTGTCAATGGTCGTAAAGTTTGGTATAGATTGGCCATTTTTATAAAGTCTATAATCAATTTTAAAAATAGGTATGTCGGATGAATCTTGAACAAAGTGGACATGCATCTTTATAGCCATGTCAAGTTTTTTTTCGTGTGACATTTGGTCATTCACATAAACTTTTTCAGATGCATCATTTTGCGGAAATAATAAGCCTACATTCGTCAAATCAAAATCAGGTTTTGAAAGCGCACCAAGCCGTGTTGATGTCATTGGAAAGCTTTTATCGTTCCAGACTGTAGCGTCACCGTATGAAACAATGGTTCCATCTTCTTCAATATGGGTATAGTCTCCCGACTTAACAGATCCAACTTTTAACCATTTAAAAATATAGCTTCTTAAAATAGAATCAATCATAGTTAATCCTTCTTAAACACCAATGTGATTATTCTTGCAGAACCTTCAGTACTACCAGAAACGACCTTTATATAATCAAAACTTAAAAAATCTGTAGGTAATATTCCGTAGGCTCCGTCCACCGCAACTGTTATAGCCACAGGGTCACCATCAGGCTTCTTATAATCTAAAAAAACTTGATCTTCAAAAGAAACTTGAAATGTAAATTCAGTACCAGTAAGCGCAGCCGGAGTTCTAATGCCAATCAAAGAACCTCCATCTTGATATGCCGCAGTGCTGACCGTCTCACTATTGGCTATTATAACTGTTTTTACAAACTGTGCCATTTAGTTTACCTCCGAACCCCTCCTAAGAGGGGCTGTTTAGTTATTTAGCTGCATTAGCGTTATGCTTTGTAAGTTCAGACCTTGCTTTTTCAAGGCTCATGTCGGAAGAGGGAGTTAGCCCAAACGATGTCAAAGCAAGAAGCATAGCTTGTCTTTCTTCTTCATCCTTTGATACATCTGGTTCTTTTTCAACACTAACCCAACATAAAGTCTTTGATTTTTCCGGAGGATTTTTAAAAAATCTCCTGTTACCTTTAAAATATCTCCGGTTATCTTTGAAGCATTTATTTACACAAACATACTCAACGAGTGGCTTCTTTTTTTCTAATTCTGCCAAATCATTTTCAAGTTTCTCTCTTGCATCTTTATCGGCTTGAATTTTTTCATCTTCTTTTATTTTTTCAAGCCTTTTTTTTTCAGCATCAAGAGAAATTTTTTCAAGCCGTTCTTCTTCTCTCAACTTTTCAGCCTCAAACTCTTTCCTTTCAGCATCAAGTTTTTTTCTATCTTCTTCAAGAAGATCTTTAGTTTTTTTATTGACAGCATCAACTTTAAGCTGCTTATCTTTTTGGCCTTCCATTATTTATCTCCTTAAGGTGTTTGGGTTCCAAGTGTTAACCCTGATGTAATGGCCCCTGCGGTCATAGTGGTTGTCCCTATCGTATAGACAAGTTTGATATATTGCCTTACATCAGGGGGTAATTTGATCCTTAAAAGTTCAAATCCAGCCACAAGCGACGCTACTGCAACATCTGCACCAAGAGGTATATTATCAACTGCCGCAAAACTTGAATCATCAGCAGAATCATGTACGTCTACCGACAAAGTGGCTGAACCATCAGACGTGAACTCAGTTGTCACTAATGAATGAATCCACATTGCTCCACGCTCTCCGTAATCTGTGCTTTCTCCTAAATTAAGAACCGTATCTGAATCATGAGCGGCAGCGGTTGTTTCTTCCTGCCCATCTGAAAACATTAATTTTTTATCCCACATATTTAATTCTCCCTTATGTTAATGCTGATTCTGTATTTAAAATTTGATCAACCATTCTTACAGGATGCCCGTCAAAGAACATAACCTTTCTTCCTGATAATGCTTCATCTGGTGACCATATAAGGTTAGATTTGTCTTTTAAGACAATTCTCATCTGTGATTTAATGGTCTGGTTGGTATAAATTACCTTTGGCCCCGCAGGCATAATGTCAAGCAATCTGATAAGCGGATCTTCATCAAATATATTTGATGTTCCTGAAGTCTCAATGTTTGCAATTCGACCGATCGTACGGTCGTCTTTAACACAAAGCCCGGCTTTAATAGTGAAGATGTCAACATATGCTTCATACTCTTTGCCATCTGCATCTTCTACGGTTTGTTGATTTCTATCCATATGTTCTATACCAAGATTAGCAACTCCTGAACGCGGGTAACACATAAAGGTTTTATTTTCTTCCCACATTACAACATAAATAGATGAAAGATCATCACCAGTACCACTATTTCCAAGAACATAAGTTCCAAGAGAACTTAACCGGGGAGCTAATCCTGTGAATTCCAGTGGAGTAACAGAAGCATTACCATAAATCATTGTTTCTGCAAAATTCTGACCTAGCCCCTCTATAAATGGCCTTGCTTCAGTATTCCTTGCTGCATCTGGGTCTGGTGCTGCATCAATGAGTTCAATATCATTCGCTGATCTTGCCTGAAGAATACCAATTTTTTCATTTACGGTAATTGTTTTAGATACTTCCCTGTCAACACCTTGGTTGATGCCCCTCCATGTTCCAGTTGGCTGTGAAAGTCGTCTTGTAATTCTGTTCGTATATGTATCATTTGCCGCCAAAAAAACCGGATCAACAAGAATCTCATTTGTCTCATCCAGAACTTCAGCGATCATTGATGTATTCCCATTTGGGTCAATCCTGTTTGCCAATTCTGCTAATGTTAATCCTGATGGGCTTACTGTCGCCATTTTTTATTTCTCCTATTTTTTAAAACTTAATTGTCTTCTTCCGTTGTGCATTTTGGGGCCGCCTTTTGCGGGCACTCCTGAAACGAAAGCATCTTCTCTGACTGATTGGTGTAACACATGGAAGAGTTTAATAACTGCAGGATTATCAGCTAATGATTTGCCGTTTTCACCTTTTTTTGTTATCATTTCTTTCATTTCTGGTGGGAGCAAGTTAACCACAGCCCCGGCATTTTTAACATTTGTTTCAAAGTCTTTGCCCCACTCTTTTTTAAGGGCTTCAACAACCTTTGCCTTGTCGGCTGCAACATTTTCTAAGGCTTTTTTCTGGCCTAATTTTCCGGCTGAAAAAGTTTCCTCGACTAACCCTTTGTATTGTGAATTGGTTAATCCAATCTTATGTGCTATAGCCTTAATCTGTGAGACATCTTCTTTTCCTTCATAGGCGTTGTAACCTTCAAGAGACATTGGGGTTCTTGTTTTATCCAATAGACCAATATACTCTTTTGCAACTTCGTTTACGTCTCTGCCCGTAAAATGACCTCTGTGTTCTTCTGACAAACCAGAAGTCCAATGTGTTACCCGTGGTTGTGCTTCGTTTCCCGATGCGTTAGTGTTATTTTGTGCATTCGAGTTATTTTCATCTTCCATTATTCTATATTCCTCTCAATTAAAGATTTAATTTCATCATAATCTATATCGTATTGCTTTGAAGCATTTTTTATATGTTCATCCATCTTATTTTCAAAAAGATCGTCAAGCCCTTTTTCATATACTTCTTGTCGGTTGTTGAATGTTCCATGATTAATCATTTCCTGGATATACAGACCAATATCCTGTTTTCCGCAGTTGTAAAAAGTTCTTGAGTTCCCGGTAAAAATTGAGCTTCTGACTGAACAAAGTTCCAAAAGTTTATTTAAAACTAATTTACCTTCTTCACTGCCAAGAAAAACCTTCTTAAATGCCAATGATTCATTTCTTGCATCACGTGCAACTTCTTTGTGATGCTTTTTTAATTCCGGTGAAATCTGGTTAATTAAATCAGTGAAATTCTTGTCAAAATCATTATCCAATTGTTGCCTCCTCTATTGCCCCGAGGTTTTCAGCATCAATATTTCCTAATTGTTCTGCTTGATTTAAACCTTGCTGTGCCTCTGCTTGTTTTTTTGCTTCTGCCTGTGCTTCTGCTCGTTGTTGTCTTATTGCTGAAACAGCTTCGTCTGAATTAACAGCGCCCGGTGGAACAGATTTCATATCAGCGTAAAGGTCAATTGTCTCATCTGTATTAACTTTGTCTATTGCGCTTGGGTCAAATTTAGAAACTTCAGCAACAAAGCCTAAATATTCAAATAAGCCCTGCGCTCCAATTGCTCTCTGAGCTTGGGCAAGGGTTGAAATAAATTCAAATTCTGCACTTACCCCTTCAAGCTCTTCCGGTGGAGGGGGAATTATTCCATTTCTTAAAAGCATATTAAACGTTCTTTCCAAAACTGGCTGTAAAAATTGCTTCATTTGTCTTCCGATCATCGGGCCAACAAGTAATCTTTTTTCTTCTTTTAAAATTCCAACTTCAAACGCTGTTTTTTCAACTGCTTGATCTAATGTTTGAAACAAGTGGTTAAAGAATCCTGTGTGTAACTGTGAGTGTATCAGAGCAACTCTTTGCCTCATTTCACCCAAGTCAGGCTTTATTAATACAACAGGTTTTATAATATCATCTGCAATTAAGTTATTTGATGTAACGACAACTCCCGGAATATTTATATTTTTAAGCTCTCCTTTTAACCCTGATGGCGCAATCAAGGGAGGGTCTATCATCTTTTGATTTGCTTTCATCAACATCTTTGTATTTTGCTGTAATTCTTTTATGTGTCCAAGATATTCCTCACCAAGGCCATATCCGTAAACATTTGCTGCGTTTTCGTAAAGAGTAGGTGCTGCAATGGGGTTTTCTCTAAAACCTGAAATGCTTAACATTGTTTCACCGTCAAACATCATGTAAGCATGTGTAAATAACATGCTTAAATTATCTATCTTATTCGGGTCTTGTTCTGAGTTTGGTTCTATAACTCTTAAGACAGTGAAGTACTGGTTGTCGGTTGCATTTTCTACATCGTTGGGAATATTGTTTGGGAACTTTTCCCTTATCTGCCTTGCTGTCATTTCAATTTTTGAATAGTGAGTATCAACGATATCTTTATCATTTTTTGACATTCTGTAAGTGCCATATGTTTGCACTTTAAAAACGGGTAATCCTGTATCGGGGTCTTCATCTGTAATTAAATTTCCAGTACCAAAACCACCCTCTTCTTCATAAACTATGTGAGAGCTTGTATAAAAATTTGTTGTTTGAAAAACGCCGTACATTATTTCTTCTACTAACGGGGCCCATTGTTTTCCGGCTGCGCTTTCTCTTGCTTGCGGATTTGTTAATCTAAACTTAAACCATGGCCTTGCAGGGCTTGACAATCCAGCCTGAATTCCGGCTGAATAGTTTTTTAGTGCCTGACTTCCTGCAGGGTCTAATATCTTAAGACCTTTTCTATCCCCCTGGTTCGGCTGATCACCTTCAAAAACTCCTCTCCATGGAATTAAGTAATCACGGATAGTTTCACCCTTAGCCGCCCATTCTGCAAAAGCATCATTAAGCTCTTTGTATGTTTCTTTATATCTTTTTGCTCTTTCTTCTGGTTTTTCAAACGGCATAAGTTATCCTAATAAACTTCTTCCAGTTGAGGTTTCACCTTCTTCAAATAATAGCCCGGCTTGTCTTGATAATAACCCTTGCATTCTTGCTCTTAATTGTTTTAACCTTTCTATGTCAAAGCCGAACCTTGATGCTATATCTGCAAGGTCGTCGTCGGTTGTTTGTTCATTTATAAAAGGGACAGCTTCAAGTAGATTCTCAAAACCCTCTTCAATTAATGTATCTATTATTGCATCATCGCCCGCTAATAATGCAGTTCCTGCTCCTGAAACAGCAGGTATAATATCCTCACCTTCTCCGCCTGGTGAAAGTGTACTTACAAATGCCTCTAATCCTTGAAAATCTTCTGTCAATGATTCTGATGTTTCGCCACCAAATAATAAATCGGTTGCCCCTGATAACGTACCTTGAAGACCTTCTATTCCAGAAACACCTCCCGTAGATGGGATATTTCCTATTTGTTCCGAGCCTGTAATTACTGTTTCTAATAAATTAGTTGGGTCTATTTCTGTGGCTTTTTCTGATAAAACATCAAAAACTTCTGAAGAACCTTCTAAAAATCCTAATGGGTCTATTGTAAGGTCTAAATCATCTCCTAAATTAATTCCTGAAATATCCTGGGAAACATCACCTACATCAGTGATAAAATCTGAAAAATCTGTTATGTCAGCTTCTAAGAATGCCTCTGTGCCAAACTCCTGTAAGTCACTAAAGGCCGTTGATGCTGTTTGTCCTATATTGAGGAAATCAAAGACTCCATCGTCCTCTTGTACAACAGCACTTCCAATAGGTTCTAATTTCTCAAGAACTGTACTTGCAACATCAAGACCTGGTGTTTCCTGAAAAATATCTGTTAAATCATCAGATACTTGTTCAGTTGCTGAGTCTTGCGCTGCGCCAACAACAGGCAGTAACTCTTGTATAGCTTCTAATGCATCCAAAGAATCCTCTTCACCTGTAGTTAATTGAATAGTTGTTTCTAATAAGTCCTTAGCCAATTTACCCATTACAAATCCCTCCCACTAATCATCAAAATAACTGGTTTATTAAACCCAAATTTTGTTATAAAAGATTCAAATTTATCATCGGGATACCGTTTTCTGCATATTAGATTTTTTAAACCCATAGACCTCAAATCATTTTTTATGATTTCCCAATCTTTTTGAGTTTCTATTTTTGTTTCTTTATCCCATCTTGTAATTAAGCAATGTATGACCCCAAGGGTTCCTGTTAATTCTACATTAAGTAATCCATATGATTCCCCGCTTATGCTTAATTCATAAGCGACTATATCTCGTTTGCAATCCTTTAAGGTGTCAACAACTCTGTCTGTTTTTTTTATCATCCTGTGTACTCCAATGGGTCATAGTCTTGAGTTGTCATTATTTCGTCTCTTATTATACTATCTGTTGTGTATTCTGGGAAAAATGTTCTGAATTCTGCGTGCTTTATCCTTGCAATGCAATCCAGCATATCATCATGGTGAGCAACTGGAAAAGAAAGATATTCATCATCAATAAATTCCTGCACAAAATCATAAGTGCTTCCGTCGATACGAAGTTTCATTAATGTGTGAGGTAAATAAAATCTTCCAGTTTGGAATGTTGGCACTAAAAGCTTTATTCTATCATTCTTTGGCATATTTCCAGCCACAGAGGTTATTGTGAATCTATAGTTTTGCAACTCTTGAATTTCATTAATATGTTCAATGTCTGAATCTTTCCCATATTTTTCATAACCTACACCTAAAAGCCTTTTATTTATATTATATTTTCTATGGAACCGCATAAGATGATCTGTTCTTTCGGTTAAATTCAGCCTATCCCTGATACCATCAACAAGGTAATAGTTATTATCTGGGCCTAAGCCTATAATAACCATGACAGTATAGTCATTTTCCTTTTTCTTCTCACTCGCCGGATCACAAAGCAAATAAAGATTTAAATTATCCCAGTTTTTAAGTGTATATCTTGTATTTTTTATCCATTCCTCTCTAAAGCCTTGGGACTTGTCGGCCACAGGATTTTGAAGAATCTGACAAGAAAAAATATAGGGCCCCATGGTTCTTCGTTTCTTATCCCATGTTTTTTGATCCCACATTAAAGGTTTTCCATCAACTGTTCCATCGTCGGAGCCAGCGTATACTCTTGTTATTGCTGCTTTTCTTTTTATTAAAGTAAAATATGTATCATTGGCGTGATATCTTGTCGCTGCATATCTCTCTATATCTTTTTCTCCGGGATATGCAGCTATTGGGGCTTGACTTCCAAGGTTTAAACTTTGCTCCCATTGGTCAATACTCTTTTTTATCATATCAGGGTTTGAAACGTGCTTTTCTGTTATGATATCGTCATACATTCTAATATTGAAATGATAACTTGTAGGCAGTCCTTCCATAAAACCCCATGCGCTTACTGTGGCTTCTTTTTGAATGCCAACCCTCTTAACAACTATTCCACGGTCAAGTGACCATTTTGGGCTTTCTGTAGATGGATTTTCATAAAGTATTTCAGGGAAAAGTATTTTAAGGAGTGTGTTCTCTTGAAGGGTTTCTTTTATCTGTGATAAAAAATTTTTTGCAATTCCAGAAGTAAAAGAAAAAATACCAATTGTTATTTCTGGGTCTCTTAAGATATCTTGGATTGTTAAGGTGTATGTAATTATTGTACTTTTGAAATGCTCCCTACTCCACAAATCTAAATAGCCGTTTGGATTTTCCTTGACTTCACGACACCGGGCAAAAACAAAATCATTATTTGCAAATGAAACGCCCAAAATATTTGTCAGTAAGAAAAACAAATCAGACTTACAGAATTTAACCATGTTTGGGAAATCTTTTTTTGCTAAGATATCTTTATAAATATCGTTGCATTGTTCCCGGGTTAATTTATGTAAACTCTTTAGTTCTTCGGGTGTCATTTTTACTCCATAAAAAAAGCCTGTTAATCTCAAGATGCACATTCGCTTGGAACGAGTACCTAATTAAGATTTAACAGGCTTGATTTTTTCAATACCTTTTAAAAATGAACTATTTTTCTATCTCTATTGACTTATACTCTTCAATATGAACTATATTGCCATTCTGAAAACGAATAGTCAACCTTCCGTGGAATTTTTTTTTGATTAGTTCAAAAACTATGGCTAAGATTTGTTTCATTTTCCCTATCCCTCATCTGCATTTTCAACAAATTCAAGGATTATTGTTGCCAATTCTTTTTTGCTAAAAAGTAAAAGCTCTGACATCATTTCTAAATATGTTTTTTTATTCCTGGGTTCATCCCAAAAAGATTCATAATCTATATTCTTATCTTTGCTCTCTAATCTTATTGACCCACCAGAGTAGCCAGCATCTATTATTAACTTTTTATTTTTACAGGTTGCCTCTAACATTGCACACATTTTTTCCCTTAGAAAATTTTAAATTTTTAGTGAGCCGGTTTATGTTTATTCGTTTTTAATCTTTAATGGGATGCCTCGATAAAAGAATGTTCCGTTTTCAGGTGCTTTAATATCCTTTTGTTCATATGTTTTTGGCTCAAGATTTCTATCTTCGAATTCTTTTGTTAACAAAGACAATTCTCTTTTAGATATTTCTATGCAGTCTATAACTTTTGCTCCTGTGCCAATAAAAATCATAGAATCTAATTCTTCCATTACTGTTTTATCTCTGTATATTGCTTTCATAAATCTCCAGGAAGAATAAAATATTTGGCGGTAGGTATAGGATTCGAACCTATAGTGCTTTTAAACACGATTGTTTAGCAAACAATTCCAATACCATTATGGGAACCTACCTCATAGTGTCAGCCAACACAGCCATGGCAGACGGCAAAAAAATAACTGTGTTGACTCTATCTATACAATTTTTATTACGCATGAAAATATTAAATTTTCAACGTGCCGTCTCTCCCCATTTTTATATTACATTATTTTGGGGGAATATCAAGGAATAGAAAAGCCTTTTGGAAATTAAATAGGGGTGGGAGTTGGGTTACATATATAAACAAAAACCCTGTGAGGGGGCACATGGGGGTCTTTAAACTCGCTAACTATTAATGACTTTTTGCTAAAATCTATGATATATTTCCATAAAGATAAGTATCTGTAATCATTGAAGGTGGTCACAAATTTCTCGGGGTTTATACTTTCCATCACCGCGAAATAAAAGAATGTTAAGTATCTAATATGAATTGATAGTTACAATTACCCCGGGATTTAATAAAATGATATGTAATAATAGCCCAATATATGTATATTGGGCTATTATTGAAGAGTCAAGTATATCAATAGACTCAAGACGCAGAACCAGGAACGTGTTAAGTAACTGGTTATAATTGTTGGGGATTGTTATTCTGTGATTTTCTTTTGATCCGGTGTGATATCTATTACATCTTGTTCGGGTTTATCGTTAGATAGTTTCTTAATGAGGCTATCAACGGTTTCGCAGGCCTGTTCTTTCGGGTCAAAAGCCTTGACTTCGTTGATTGTTTTGTTTACTTCGATGTAATTATGGTTACATTTGAGGGCAAATATTGCGCCTGTTGGATTGTTTTGTGTAATCGCACGGTTTAGTAAGGAATCCTCGCAAAGTAGCTTCAGCCTTTTAGTCGGTCGGTATAAATCGTGTGTTTTGTTAACCATCCAATTTGTCAAAGTGTCCTTGTCCATTCCGGCAAAACAAGCAAACCCCACCATTGTAAGTGGTTTTCCTACTTCCTCGCATTTAGAAATATAATCGTCAATGTGTAAATCTAAAATATCTGGGTGATTATATAATCTAGGCGCTCCTCTTTTTACGATAGGAATTGTTTTGGGCTTATCATCTTTTTTTATCTTAGGTTTTGGCATCAAGTATTTCCCTATCTTTTATCAATTTTTCTTTCAGCTCCAAATACCGGCCGTTTTTTAGAGGAACTTGTCTTGTGATTATAACAACGTCATTTGTTGACGCCTTGAATTCAGTTTTATTTATTGCATCATTATGTAGTTTATTCCAAATCCTAATAGCTCCATCCTTATTCTCTTTTGTTACTTCGATACCGCATGTTTCACAAACTATATCCCATTCAACTGAAAATGTGAGTGTGATTTCATGAATAGCAGGTATATCTCCACATAATTTACATTGTTTAGGCTTTGCCATCCCCAAACTCCCTGCTTAAAATAGTCATAATATCTATAGCTTTACGATTACCACACTTGTCTATTTCTACGAAGCCCATTCCTACACCATTGTTTTTTTTTGATTCTGGAAATGGATTTGAGGAGTTTATTCTATTTTCTATTTCTCTTGCTTCCTGTGATAATTTAATATTAATAAATGGTTTCTTTTTAGTTTTAGTCATTCACGTTCTCCGCAAGGGATTATTTCTATTCCAACTCAGTTTTTAACGGTTTTTCAGGGCCATCTTTCTTGAAAATATAAATATTAACAACGGATTTTCTGATATCTATTTTGCAATTACAATCTTGAGTTATTGTTTTGATGGGCTGCTTTACGGTTTTTATTTCTTTTTGGCATGATAAAAAAATCGGAATGAATATTATTAATATAATAAGTTTTTTCATAAATAAAAAACCCCTGGATTATTGTTTATATAGTTATTTTACAGAAATAAACTATATAAGTCAAGTAAATCCAAGGGTATTTTAAACTATATAACTGTCATTATTAATTACATTTATTTTGTTGAGTCTATAGCTTCCATTATTGCATATGGATAATCATATCCAACGTGTCTCATCGCAGTTATTGTGAAGCTTAAAGACCCTTGATCGTACTTGCCGAAATCCTTTATCGCACTCCCTAAATAATTTTTTATATTAATATCCGATTTTAAAGATCTATAAAAATGAGCCCAATATTCTTCAAGATATTGCTCAATTTCTTCTGTCCTTGATTTCATTATCTTCCAATCTCCTTTTTATTTTAACCCGATGCATACTTATAATTTATTTATAACTATTATGATGATCACAAAAGTTCAAAAACTCCTGGATTTGCTCGTCCTTCTCCCTGCAATTAACATTATATAATCCTATGATAGATTTAACTTCCTCAACAAAAACTTCGAAATCAAAATTTTTAAATCCTGTAACATACACGACCTCGTCTTCTGCTTCTGTATAATCACGGCTGTCTACAGATAATATTTCCATTTTTCCGCCTAATATTCTTAGATAACATTCACGATTCGTCCATTCGTGATAGTTATAATCGCTCACGGGCTTGTTATTGTCGTGATTATACAGTCCATTAAATGTATTTGATGTCAACTGCTCGACATCGTCTGCAAAGTCAAAGCTATTCATTAGTTTTTCAGCTTGCTTTAATCCTTTTTGAGTTGTGGTTTTTCTCTCTGCTAATTTCATCATTTTTCAATCTCCTTAAATTTATTATTTATACATGCTTTTATTCGGTTAAAACGAATATCCTAACTTAAGTCTAAATCGCTTGTTTTAATAGCAGTAAATTGCCATTGCCCAAGCCTAACCCTTTCGATCAGACCTTTCTTAATTAAGCTTTGAAGAGCGTTGTATTCTCTATCACCGACATAGTCAGTTACCATATTTCTTCGTATTCTTTCGACTGTCCTTGTTTCAGTTTTATTTAATTTGTAATTATTAATTATTTCACTTGCTTTTTTAGAAATTCGCCCTTTAAGAATTTCGTTATTTTCTTTTCTTCTTCTATATGTTTCTGTTTTATTATATTCCACGTCAATCTCCTTTTATTTAGTAGCTCTAAGCCCTGCTTTTATTAAATATCTAACCTGGGCCACAAAGTTTCTATCGTCTCTTTTAGCCCTAATTATTATCTTCGTTTCAAGACTCTTCGGCATCAACACGGACTTTTTTATTTCTTTTTCTTTTTCTTTTTCTTTTTTCATTTTACCCCTTTATATATTTAAGTTTAATTTTATTCTAATATTTCAATAGCTTCAATAAGCGCTGCATATTTATTTTCATGGAATATCCCTGTTAATATTTTTGGAGGGCCTATAGCATCAACACCAGAATTAATAAAAGTTAAATACTTGCCTTCCATGGGGAAATACGTACATGATGCAGTTTTATCTGCTTTTTTCATTCTATCTATTAAATCTTTAGTTTTTTCAGAATAATAATACATATAGTCCCCCTTTTATAAAACCCTCTCAAAAGTTTCTTTATTAAAAAAAGAACTGTCTTGTAAATTAAACTTAACCGGTCTTTTTCTATGAAGTTCCCAAACTTGCTGACCTTCGTATGTAGAAGAACAGCATCCATAATTACTCATAGTGTCACCAAAAAACTTCATACTGGATCTTTCGAAAAAGTGACCGCCTACCTTTGTTTCATAATTGTATTTTAAATTAGATGGTGTCATTATTGTTTCTCCTTATTTAATTATTAAATAAATCATTATACATATTGTCAATTGCTTCTTTCCTGGCTTCGGGTGTCCAGCTCGTGAAATCATAATCAATATTTTTAATTATACTGTTTGCTATTTTATTTTTTATGATTTGTTTTTTTGTTAGTTGTTTTTTCATGCCGTCCCCTTTGTTGTTAGATTTAAATTCATATTCTCAAATAAATATTATTCTGTCAACACTTTTTATTCTTTTTTATTTAAACATGTTCTTAAATATTCTTAGATATAGAGTTGATAAGGGTTTGAGGAGATAATTTTTATTGTATTTTATTTTCTCTTAAAGTATATATAGGTAGCTGTATTTTAAAGGAATTATTGAGATTTTAAGATAAAAAGTAGATTATTTAAGTGGTAGTTTTACAGCAGTAGACAAGGTTTTTGACATATCAGAAACCTTGTCAACTTTTTTGAGGTTTGGGGTTTCATTTTTAGAAATACATATTCCCATAATTTTCTCAAGATCATTTAAATATTCAAAATAATCTTTATCCGGCTTATTCATTGTTTTCCAGTTCATCAAGAGCCTCATTTTGTATATCTATTGATTCTTTTGTAACTCTTTTACAGGTTCTATTTTCGAAATATCTTCTGTACCAATTTTGATATCTCCAATCACCTTTATGTTGTTTGTAACCTTTTTTAGCTTTCATATTAAATAACCTATAGCCATCTAATTCTATTCAAAAATTCAAATCCTTGAAAAACTCCTCTATATTGTCATGGAGTCTTTTTGTTATTTTATATATTGTTTCTTTTATGTTCACTTTTCATGCTTAAAAAAGCTCTGTCCGACCGGGTGTATATTTTCGAACAGAGCTTGATTTTATATCATATTTTATCTGGTATTTCTATTTATATGTTGTCACACATTCTGTTGCTACAAGTTGCCCGAATGTAATTATAAGCAATTCCCTGGAATAATCTTTTCACCGTGTCCGGTTTATTTTTTAGCTTTCTGCGGTGAGTTAAATTTAAATTTGCAGGGTCTTTGTTTTTCTTTAATACTAATAACCTTGATGGGTCTTTATTCTTTTTGACTTTTGAAATGTCTTCAACAAAGAAGACGGCCCTTGCCACGCAAAGCATGAATAATGTGAATAAGAAAATAAATATATTCATAAAACTCCTTTCAATATACCTGATAAATTATTATATTTTATATCAAGCCGGTTAATATTTAAATGTTCTGGAAAAAATTAAGAATTTTAATAATCTTGCTTTGGTAGGGTATTACATTGTTGGGAATAGCTCCCAGGAAAACTTCAAATGCTGAAAGTACCGCAGGAATAAGGAAAAATAATTCCATCTTTAAATCCTTTCTTTTGATTAATTAATCTGTGGCGTATACCTCTTTACTTTGCCAACAGTTCGGGTCATTGTCAGGGCATTTCTTGATTACAACTAAGTTCATAATGGAGTTCTTAAGGGCTGACATATCATTAGATAACGATTCCATCCCCTGAGCATGCCTTGAAATATCAACCTTAAGGCTCTTCATTTCTTCTCTTAGACCTGTGACGTGTATTTTATTTTCAAGTACTGTATATGGCTGCATGAAGAGAAATAAAACCGATACAACTGTGATTCCGAATGTTACAGAGGTTATAATTATTTTCCAAAAGTTTGACAATAGATCACCTTGAAATGTTAAAACCGGGCCAGGATAACACCAACCCGGTTAAAGGAAATAAGCAATGAAAAAACAATTTTTGGAGCATTGTGATATATTACTATTATTTTTTACTTTTTGTCAATAAAATATAATTTCCCATTTTATAAAAAATACTTCCGGGAGCTTAAAAATATAAACATAACAATTTCAACAACTTGGAAAATAAATACAAATAAACTTATCTTTTATCATTTGTTTGTTTGACAAACAGATAAATATATGAGAATATGTACTTGAAGCTAACGAAAAACAAAAAGGAAAATAAATAAAATGATAAACACAAAATTAGCAAAAAAAGTATTAACAAAACAAGAACAAAAGCATTTAACTGAATGTGGAATAAAAAATATGGCGGGGTTGCACAGGCAAGTAAGATTAATGAAACAACAATCTACTGGAGGGATACCTTGTTTTGATTGTAAACATATATCTGTAAAATTAGGGGTGTGGGTATGAAAAACGCATATTTTGACATCAGGTGTCCGGGAAGTTAAAACAGCTTATAATTTAGTTAAAAAAGGGGAAATACCATGGATTTTAAATACAAATACAAAAATGTAAAATTGACCATCTTGGATCTATTAAAAAACGGAATTCCGTTCACGATATCGAAAACAACTATCTCGACATGGAACTCTAAAAACACAAAAATAATAGCTGTGTATTATCGCAAAGATAATTCTCTGCATACCGGGAAAGCTATCCCTGAAAAAACACTGAAAAAATACATAATAACACCTGGGGAAAAAATCAGGAGGGAAG